ATGGTCACATTTGCTGCGCTCGTGTTGGTGGCAGTGAACTTGTCGATGATGGCCTTGCAGTTGGTGGCCGTGTACTGAGTGGTCTGGCTGTTCTCGGCCTGCTTGGCAGGAATCAGCACTTTGATGATGACGGTCATTGGACACCTCCGATGTTGTTGTTGACTGTGAGAATTATGGACGGAATACCTGGGTGCGGTGCAGCCGCAGGAAAGGCAGTAAGCACGGCGCTCAGGTCGCTGACAGAAAACATCAACTCGACATAATCGTTGGCCTTGAGGTTAAAAAAGTAATTTAACGACGAGAAAATTTCAGAGTTGTTGCCTTGAATTCTGATCTGGCTTGCGCTGTTTGTCACATCCACGCCGTTGAGCCGGAACCAAAAATAGAACTCAGCAGTGCCACCTGTGGTTTTGTCCAGTTGAAACGATGTATCAAAGTTGTAGATTCCCTCGCTGTCCACAATGATGCGCGAGGTGGGAGAACCAAGATAAACACCGTTGCTCAGGTCTGTCGTGTTGAACGTAATAGCCGTCGCAGTATTGATGACCGTTGCCGGTTGCGTGGTGGTGTCGTAGAACGATCCGTAGCGGCTGCGCTTAAACTCCCTTGGCGGTGGGGTCATTTGCAAACCCTCAACGGCTGCGGTCAGTTTATTTAACAGCGCCAATGCTTGATTGGCTTTGTTCTCGGATGACGCAATGCTGACAGAGGTTTCTTGTGCCAATGCACTGATCTGAGCCAGTGCCTCGTTGGCTGTGGCCGCCGCCGTGTCTGCCTGATACTCAAAGTCCGTTCCGACAATAACCTGGAGCTGATCGACGGCAGAGAACAGCAGCTCGAACTGCCTGATTTGCTGCTGGTCGGTCAGAAACTCCGCGAGCTGATCGCGGGTCAGATTCAACTTGCGGGATTGTGGTGCGGTTGCCATCAGTATGCCAACGCCTCGATCTGTGCCTCAAGCCTAGCAAAAGACACATGGGCATCGCTGTCGCCTTGGAAACGCTGGATGCGCCAGTTGCGCATGTGCCCCTGCTGGAACCATGCTAGGCGCTTGGACGTGCTGCCAATCGTGCCAACAGCAATGCTGCGGTCTTGACTCCAGGACAGGCCGTTGACGCTATAGCTGGTGCTGATCTGCGGGTTCTTGCCCAAGGTCACGCTGCCGGTCAGTGCGACCAGCTCAAGGCGGTTGAAGATTGCGCCATTGCCTTCGTTGTAGACGATGACCGTGCCAAACTCCCAGCGCACTTGCTGGCCCCAGTGGTGGCCGGTGTCTTGCACAAGGTAGCCGATTGAGCTGGACTGCGGATCGCCGACCAGCCACTTATCGTATATCCAGACCATATTGCGTGCCCGGTACTGGCTGAAACCGACCACTGTGGTGGTCAGAGTGAACCAGACGGGCTGCTCCAGAGCCTCAGATGCTGAGGCATCGTAGACCACCGTGCGATCTGGCAGATGGACGTAGAGGTGCTGGTGATTCTTGTCGTTGCGTGCTTCCAGTTGAACCTTGACCAGTTGCGCCTCGGTGTACTGAAGCAGTAAATTGTCGATTTCCTGCGTGCTGATTTTCTGGGTGGTGGCCGCCGCGCCAAGGTAGATGCCTGGGGCTTCATTGCGGCCACCGCCCAAGAAGGCAATGCGTTCCAAGTAGATGCAGCAGGCATGCGTGCCAAGAGCGCCCTTTTGGACTTGTGCGCCATCAATGCGTGCAAATGGGAACAGCTCTCCTCCCACGTTGTCGAACACCTCCTGGGTGTTGCTGTTCAGTGCATAGACCTCGTTGCGCAGCTTGATGAGTGCCACAACAGGATCAGGGTCAACTTCTGAACTGCCATATTTCAGGGGGTTGACCTGGGTCGGGTCTGACAACTCGGTGACTACCAAATTGGCACCGTCTGTGGTCATGAAATAGCCGTCAACCCAGCAGAAGTCCAGCACCACGCCAAGGTCTGGGTCAGTGACTTGCCGCAAGATCGGAGCAGTTGGGTTCCAGCCTATGGTGCCTGGCGTGTTGACTGGTATCCAGTAGTACAGTCGCCCACCGGATGCAATGGCCAGCACATCAAAGCTGTAGTCCATTGTCACCAGCTCGGTGGTAGGCCCACCAACATCGCCCAGCACGGTCACAGCACCATTGCTGTCCACCGACACCAGCTTGGTGCCCATCACGCGATAGCAGACGCCATTCCAGTTGATGCCGCCACGGTCAACGCCTGGGCCTGTGCCGTTGGCCACGATGCCATCGCCTGGGCGCAGGAATCCATTGCTGATGCCTGACGCCTTTGGCACCGGCACCATGTTCACAGGGTATGCGGTGCGCAGCTCTGGCGTGCTGTCAGTATAGATGCCGCTTAGGATTGGAACTTGCATGGCATCACTTTTTGGCTTTGTTGCGTGCTGAGATTGCCTTGGCCTTGGACCGCGCATCCTCCTTGGAGCTTGCGCCCCAGGCCTTCAGACTGAGCAGCAGCCTGGTCGGCTCGCCGTTTTTCATCTCTGGGCCAGGCATGTTGCCCATTCGAGCCAGGAAGCTGGCTCGCCTCGGGTTGTCACCCGACTTAACAGGCGGCTTGATGTTCTGGCCTGCAGCCTTCAAGCTGGCGCGACCAGCAGCGTTCAAGCCGCCCTTTGGATTCTGCCCTTCTTTGCGCTGCCATGCCGGTGTTTTCATCTGTACCTCGCCACTTTTGCGGCCACTTTCTTGGGCTGCTTTGCAAATTGTTTTCCCTTGGATGTGGCCTCGCGCTTGGCGCGGGTTGTTGCAGCGTACTCAGCCGGGGTCAAAGCCTTGATGGCCTTTTCGGGCAGATAACGCTCTCCCGTCTCGCTGGACGGCTTTCCAGACTTGGTGCGCCAGTTCTGTGCACTCCAGTCCTTGAGCGATTTCTGCGTGGCCTTCATGACTTGTAACCTCCACCTTTGGCCTTGTATTGCTTGGCCAGCAACTGCGCCTTGCGAGCTGACCATTGCCCAGCTTCAGTGCCCTGCACAGCCTGCCCTTTGATCTTCTCAAAAAGGTTCTTGCGCATAGTCGGCTTGGTGTAAACAGCCGCCTTATTGACAGAGGACTTGGGCTTGGTTGCCATTACGCGGCCACGCCTTTGATGACCGCAAAGTTCAAAACGGGCTGCTCGGTTGTCGTGCCACCCGTGGTGCGGAATGTGATGTTGAAACTTCCAGCACCAACTGCTGTGACCATCAAGTCATAGAGATCTGTGCCTGATTTCTGGTTCAGGATGATGACATCGGTTGCTGCAACGGTGCTATTGGTCACGGTAAAGGTCGTCGCGACTGTTGTGCCTGCTGCGCTGAACAGGGTTATCGCACCAGAGGTTTTATTTAGTGTCACGCCGGTGGTGCGGCTGGTTCCTTGGGTTACTGCACCGCCTGCGCCTGTGGCATAGCCCACGCCAGCCGTTCCGGATGAAGTGACTGCACCAGTTACTGCCAGACTTGTGCCTGTGGCTGCGCCAATATTGGGCGTGACTAGTGTGGGGGTGTTTGCAAAAACTGCTGCCCCTGTGCCAGTTTCATCGGTCAACGCAGCAGCAAGATTGGCGCTGCTTGGGGTTGCCAAGAATGCGGCCACATTTGCGCCCAGGCCACTGATGCCTGTCGTAACTGGCAAGCCGGTGCATGATGTAAGAGTGCCTGATGTCGGAGTGCCAAGTATTGGTGTGATTAACGTCGGGGTGTTGTTGAACACCAGCACGCCTGTGCCGGTCTCGTCGGTCATTGCTGCACGCAAATTGGCACTGGTTGGGTTAGCCAACCAAGTTTGCACACCAGCGGCATAAACAGTCTCAGCGTTGATCTGATACCAGGAATTCGTTGCCTGGTAGAACCTGATTGCTGTTGCGGTGCCAGCGGCCAGCGAAGTTACTCCACCAAAAATAGCAGTCGCGCCATTCAGCGCAATGGTCAGCGAGGTGATCTCTTGCGTGGTCGTAATCAGCACCGTGGTGCCATCAGGAACGCCAGTGTTCAATGGCAGGGTGATCGTGCCAGTGGCCAGTGTGCCAGCAGGCTGCAAGAGCATCCACTGGTCATTGCTGACGGGTGTTGGCACAGTGATGTTAAAGCCCGTCCCAGGAACGTACAGGTTTGTAGCTAAGGTCGGAGATGCAAACGTCTGCTGGAAATATTGCAGAAGCTGCGTGACCGAGACCCTGCGTGCGTCACCATTGTTGGGCACATAGATCGGGAGCTGATCGCCACCGGATACTTGAGAAATGGGCGATAGTTGATTGATCGTTGGCATGACTGCTGTTCCTCAGTAGTATTCGATTGGGCCGTCTTGACCGGCCAGGACGGGATCGGCTGGTGGACGAATGAAGGGATTGTCGTAAACGCGCCATGGCTTGTTGCCTGCGCCTGCTGGCATGGTGCTGGGCAATTGCTGCTCCATTGGCATGGCAGCACGGGACAGAAGCGTGTTGTACGACTCTTTGGCCGTGACCTTGGTGTCAGGCATTACCTGCTTGCCGTAGCTCGGGGCCAGCTTGATGGCCAGGTTGGTGTAGATGGCCTCATTGGAGCTGTCGGGCACGTTGGTCTGCTCGTCCAGATCACTGTCTTGGGGGCTGGATGGCAGCGGGTATGCCAGACGAATGCCCAGGGCATTCCAGGCGGCCAGCATGGTATCCAGCCTGCGCAGAGCAGACTGCATTTGCTCTGGGCCGAGGTCGAAGGCGTAGGAGGCCAGGCCAATCTCATCGAAAGCCTGCTCAATAAATTGGCGCTTGGTCCATCCCATGTCATTCTCCTGTAGACAGTCTGTCCTGGATCAATTGTCCCAGCTTTTTGTCCTTTGTGCGACCATCAAACCTGATTCCAAGTTCTGTGGCCTTAGCCTCCAGCTCAGTGCGGGTTGGGGGCGCATCGTCCTGCGGTGCAGCTTGCACCTCAATGATTGGGGCATCAATGCGGGATGGGTAATACTGCTTGATCGCTTTGCGCTCAAGCATTGCAATCTTTTTGGCTTTGCGCTTTTGCAGCCGCAACTCTCGCCACGGGGCGAGAGTTTTGGTCTTGACGATTGCGGCTGACTTAATCATTTCATCTTCTTCATCGGAGCTTTGCTTGGCTTGCCTGCGGCTTTTGCTGCCTTGGCTGCCGTGCTGAGTGCCATTGCAACAGCTTGCTTTTGTGGCTTGCCCGATTTCATTTCCATCGCAATATTCTTGCCGATGGATTTCTGAGAGTAACCTTTGGTCATTGGCATATCGTTCTCCAGTTAAAAAAACAGGCCAACATCTCTGCTGGCCTGTCTTGGTTTAGCCGCCGATGCGGTAGACGACGAAGGTATCAGCCGCAGTCTTACGGCAACGGAATCGTGCAGATGCACCAGACGTAGCCGCAGTTGCTGCAGAACCCACAATGGTTACGCCTGTGTTGACCGTGATGGTCAAAGCAAATGCAGCCAAGGTGATGACGCTGAAGTCAAACGAATCACCGATTGCCCACTCAGTTGCCAGATCAAGGTTTGCACCAGTTGGTAGCTGAATGCTACGGGTTGTCGTAGGCGTTGCGGTGATAATGCCGGTCAACAATTCAGCGGCTGTGGCGATCATCGAACCACCGTCAGCAATGTTGGCTGGTGCGCCCTGGGGCTGCCAGTTGCCATTGTTGCTAATGTCAGGAGCAACGCCCACCGAGTAGTAAGCGCCCGATGCACCGGCCTGGATGGTCACGATAGTGGCATTGGTGAATGCGCCTGACACATAGGTGGTGTTCTCGACCACTTGCAGCAAATCCTGCGAATCAGGGAAATTGGGGAAACCAACTTCCTGAAACACATTTGCCGGTGAGAAGGCCTGAACAGCGATTTTCTCGCCAGCGGGCACAGTGACGACAGCCGTGCCCTGGGTGAAGATTACTTGATAGCTCATGATTTAACTCCTTATGCTTGACCGAACAGCAAGATGCCAGACATTTCTGGCTGCTTATTGACCACACCAAACAAGGTATCGAGACGATACTTGGTTTTCATGGTGTTGACATCGTATTGCTTCTGCATGACCAGCTCGATGCCTTGGTCGGTGCTTGCGCGCATCACTGCGACACCAGCATCAGACGGGACAGCATAACGGCCAGGCAGAATCTCCAGCGCATCTTTCTGCCAGAAGCAGTTGATGGGTGCTGCAGCCACATTCAGGCGAGTGATGGTGCGGCCAGCGGCTGGGGTCACGATCACGTTCTGATACTGCAACTCAGCGTCAGTACCGCCCTGGGCCGAGATGATCGGGGGGGTGATGACACAGGTCGTGGCGTTAACCACTTGCACCACACGGAAGGTTTTCGAAAAACCCGTGCCTTGTTTGGTGATGTGATGCACAGCCTCGACGCCTTGAATCTGGATCGGCGTACCGGCCGGCAGGTCAGTGGTGCTGGAGACCGTGATGGTCTGGAAGCGGTTGTCCACGTTCTGGGTCTCGCCGGTAGCAGCGGTCTGGGTTGCTTGAGGAACGTAGTAGTTACCGGCAGCAGCCAAGGTGCTCATCGTCGGGTCTGAACCAGTGCGAGCTGCGATGCGGTTTGCATAGTCCAGCTTGTAGGTGTCAAAGCCTGCAACCATGCCGACATAAGAACGCTCGAAGGCGTTATTCGACTTGTTGCCTGCGAAGCTGCGAGACGCAGTTCCTGACTGAGCAGTACCACCAGCAATGTTGCCAGCGATGCCGTTGTAGTCGCGTGAGGACAAAGCCAAGTAACGATCAAAGGCTTGAACACCCTGCTCGTTCATGATGCTGTCGCACAGGGCCACATCGTCATAATCACCAGCAGCAGTGCTAACAGTGACCACCAGCGAACCGAGGTTTGCAGCAGTGTTCATGATGGCGATGTTGATGTCGGAAGCCAGTTTCTGCTTTGCAGCATCACCGAGGCGACCTTCTTGCAGGGCATCACGCAACTCCAGTGCGTCCAGAATAAACGGCACAGACTTTTGAAAGCCAAGTGTCGCTGGGACTGAAAGCTGGGTGTATGCGCCAAAGTTACCTGTCTGGTCCATGCCATCATACGACTGTGCGATGTAAGGCTGTGGA